GCGTTCAATGTAATGATGAATAGACAACAATATAGGAAGCATAGGTACTCACTATGAAAAGGCATAAACATGGATTATCCAGCACATTCCTCGCCTCAATGGACCTGGGAGAGATCATCCCGCTTAATGTTGTTGAAATCCTTCCGGGTGACACCCTTCAAAAAGCAACCTCTGCTCTCCTTCGCTGTTCACCTCTGTTGGCCCCCGTTATGCATAAGGTCAATGTTGATATCTATGACTTCTTTGTTCCTAATCGTCTCGTATGGGATGACTGGGAAGACTTTATCACCGGAGGTGAAGACGGCCTTGACAGCTCTGTCTACCCTACAATCACTACGCCTGCTTCTACTGGCTTCGCTGTCGGCTCTCTCGCTGACTATCTGGGGGTTCCTCCTGGTGTCGCCTCTCGGGAAGTCTCTGCACTCCCTTTTCGCGGCTACGCTCTGATCTTCAACGAATGGTTCCGCGATCAGGACCTGGTTACACCTCTCGTCATCGACACCACTTCAGGGCCGGACACAACAACGTCCGTCGCCCTGCAAAACGCTGCATGGCCTAAGGACTATTTTACGTCTGCACGGCCCTGGGAAGCCAAGGGGGCCGAGATAACGATCCCCCTGGGCACAAGCGCTCCTGTCGAGCGCGTATCGAATGCCGCCGCCTGGAAGATCTTCCAGGCCGGCAACAACACCGACGCCACCCAGGGGCAAGAAATTGCCTCTATCTCTCGTTCTGGCGGCGGTACCGCTATCAGCACCAACGACGCAAACGACCATCGTCTGTCGATGGACCCCATGGGGGGTCTCATCGCCAATTTAACCGGCGTCTCCGGCATCACGCTTAATGCCCTTCGCGAGGCCGCCGCTCTTCAACGCATGCAAGAGGCTCGCGCAAGATATGGATCAAGATATTCTGAGTATCTCCGCTACCTGGGGATCAGGTACTCGGACTCTCGTCTACAACGGCCCGAATTTCTCGGGGGCGGCCGAGATGTTATTCAATTTTCTGAAGTACTCCAAACAGGACCCGGAGATGATCCTGTCGGTGACCTTAAGGGCCATGGTATCTCCGGAATGCGTTCCCGACGCTGGCGTCGAACCTTCGAAGAACACGGCTACATGTTCACCTTTATCGTCGTTCGGCCCAAGTCAATTTACGCCGATGGCTTGGAACGCTCTTGGAATAGGCGGTTCAAAGAAGACTTCTGGCAACCCGAATTACAGTTCATCGGACAACAAGCCATCCTAAATAAGGAAGTAGACTTCTCGCATGCTACACCCGAAGGTGTATTTGGCTATCAAGATCGTTACGACGATTATAGAAGTGCTTGGTCACGTATCGCCGGGGACTTCCGAACGACCCTCGACTTCTGGCACTTCGCCCGAATCTTCGGGTCCTCCCCAGCACTCAACGAAACCTTTATCAAGTGCGTCCCGTCTGAAGAGCCGTTTGCTGTCCCTTCTGAAGACGTCCTTTATATCACGGCTAATCATAGTATACAGGCGCGCCGTCTGGTGGTTCCTGTTGGCAAGTCTATGCTATTCTAAACTAGAGGAACTACAGGAGGCTATCATGGCAAGCAAAAACGGCTATCTCTACCAAGGCCCGTCTTTCGAGGAACAGCTCGAAAAGGCCATAAAACTTCACAATGAAAGAATTGTGAAGAACAACCCAAAAACTTACTTCAACGAACCATCCCAGCACGATATTCTCTATGCACCCGACCTCAACCGTGCTGGTCAAAACGTCTTCTACCCTGACGGTGTCCCCGTCGAACCTTCTCTCGGCCTTCCGGAACCGGAGGACATCGCCGATCGGGTCAGGCGGCAAATTCACGGCAAGGAACTTGCCAAACAGGCCGCCGCCCTCGGCATCGATACCTTCGAGGAAGCCACGGATTTCGACGTGGAGCCCGATCAGGACAAATGCCCGTACTCCGGGCATGAATACTCCGAGCAAGACGAAGCAAACGATGCCGTTGCTATCGCTAACGCATTGAAAGCTCGGGAAGAAAAAGAAGTACTTGACGCCAAAGCGGCAAAGCTTCAAGAATACAAGGACCTAAAGGCGCTCTACGAAAAAGATGCCGCTCCGCCAGCACCCCGCACCCCTGACGCGGGGGAGAGCAAGCCGGAGTAAGCTACCCTCCTCCGGCAGTGCTCGGCCCCGGCGCATCCCAGCGCCGGGGCTTTTCCTTTCTGCCTTGAAAGCGCGGAGCGGCTCTCCTCCGCACAACGTCTACGAGCAATCGGCTACAGTCCGATTGCGAACCCAGGACCGTCATATCCCCCCTGCAATCGGCAGGCCCAAACCTGGGCAATCGCGCGGAGCGCGATATCTCGGCCCCTCCACAACCCCTACGTATATTCCCTTATGGGCCGAAAAACTCAATCCGGATGAAATCCGGCCTTGACAGCCAGAGTGATCTTACTTGATGATCACTCTGCTAACTGATACCAAGAGGACCCCAGATGGCTAAGAGTAGAGGGCGTGATGTCTCAATCACTAAGCGAAGCTTGCCCCTCAATACAACTCGACCTCTGGGGGTCAACCCTCTCGGTATCTCGATCCCGGCGCCGTCGTCGACGATCGTCAATACAGCTGCGTCTCGATCAAATCCGATCGTCTGGCCAGGACCAGACGTTACGGCACAACCAAAAGCAGCTGATCGCGTGGCTTCGAATGCTACGCGAAACACAAACCTCCACCTGCCGCACGCGACACCCAAAGCCGTCGCGATCTGCAAAAATCGTAATATTCGGCGGCAGGTCCTTCTGGCTTATGGCCACGGCGGGCGCAACGGAATGAAAACCGCCCGCCATACCTCGAACTCCAAGGTCAAATGCAAATGATCGGCGCAATCGCCTCCGCCTTCGGCAATATCGCCTCCGGTATCTTCGGAGCGAATGCGGCTAAAGACGCCGCAAAACAGCAATACAAACAGCAAAAGGAGTTCGCTCAACAAGGCATCCAATGGAAAGTTGAAGATGCAAAGAAAGCTGGCATTCATCCCCTATATGCGCTGGGCGCAAATACCGCTACATACTCGCCTGTATCTGTCGGCAACACTAATCCACTCTCCGGGCTTGCTGCGGCAGGACAGGATATATCTCGCGCGGTGGACGTTACTCGCTCTGCGAGCGCAAAGGCTGATGCGATTACTGCGACGCAGCAAGCCCTAGCAACGGAAAGGATGGGCCTCGAAAATGAGCTACTACGTTCACAGATTGCAAAGACTAGACAGGAATCGAACCCGCCAATGCCAACAGCTGGCGATCGAATGCTCATTGACGGACAGGGCAATTCGCCAGTTGTTAAGACTACACCTCTTGAGCGGACAAGCTCTCAAGCAGGTGCTGCATCTCAAGAAGCTGGTCCAGTCAATGAGGTGGGGTATCTACGAACTCCAACAGGCTATGCAATCGTCCAGTCAAAGGACGCTAAGGACCGTACAGAGGAGGACACTGCAGCCACTATTGCCTGGGGAATACGAAATCGCCTACTGCCCTCTATTGGAGGCTCTCAACAGCCGCCAGCGGACGTTAAGCTCAATCCGAATCAGTATTGGTATTGGAACGTAGGCAAACAGGAATACCAAATCCGCGAATATCCAAAATCCCGCTGGTTCTCTGGCGGCTTTAAAAGAAGGACTGACATGTAATGGCACGTCATCGTAAAGGCCGCCGCAAGGGCGGCAAACGCAAGTTCAATCACAGCCGCGGCCGCGGCGCTCCTCTCCGGATCGGCTTCCGCCTGTAAGGACCCCATGGGCCTCTGTCAGAATCCATCCTTTATCAAGGGCATGATCCTACCCTGTGGCCAATGCATGCCCTGTCGCCTCCAACGGAAGCGCGTGTGGACACACCGCGTCATGTTGGAGGCTTCAATCACTCCACAATCCGCGTTCGTCACTCTGACCTATTCCGACGAACATATACCTCCGGGAGGCTCCCTCGATCCAGAGCACTTAAGACTATTCTGGATGCGCCTAAGAAAACAACAGGCTCAATATGGACGAAAGCTACGCTATTTCGCAAACGGTGAGTACGGAAGCGAGTCTGAGCGACCTCATTACCACGCTATCATCTTTGGGATGCCTTCGTGCTATCACGGAAGGACGCGGCATTATCGACTTAAAGCCGGACTCAACTGTTGTAATACATGCGACGATGTCGCACGATGCTGGTACCATGGAGGTGTCGATCTGGGTCAAGTGGAAAGAGCTAGCGCCGCTTATGTTTGCGGATATGTTACAAAAAAGCTCACTGACCCCGACGATTACAGACTTGGTGGAAGACATCCTGAGTTCTCGCGCGTCTCGAAACAAAATGGCGGCCTCGGTGCCGCCTATATCCCCGAAGTAGCCTCAAAACTACTTGAATTTCCCACCAAAGTACTGGAAGCCATGCCAGATGTACCAAACTCTCTTCGGCATAAAGGTAAACCATGGCCACTTGGGCGCTATCTCACAAGAAAACTACGTGAGCAGATTGGCCGCCCAGCTGATGCTCCCCTCATCGTCATCGAAAACAAAAAGGAGGAAGTGCGCATTTTGCGCGAATACGCGGAAAGTAATATCTCGCGTCACATCACGTTTTCGCAAGTTTACAAGTCGCTCTGCCTCGAAATAAATGCACCTGCGTTCAATGTAATGATGAATAGACAACAATATAGGAAGCATAGGTACTCACTATGAAAAGGCATAAACATGGATTATCCAGCACATTCCTCGCCTCAATGGACCTGGGAGAGATCATCCC